CATTACATCGGGTGAAATAACAGTTTTCTCATTGGTATCGTCATCCTCTGCCTTGAATCCCTCTCCAAACTGCAATGTATCTCTCTGTGTGAGGTCTGTTCCTTCTGCATCTTCTATGGTGTGTCCACCACCGCCAGAACCACCCTCTGGTGCAAACAAGTTGGTCTTGGTTCCATCTACCTCTATTTCAGCAATCTTCGTTCCTGTTGATAAGACTTGTGTTACAGATACTTGACTTCCATCTGCACCGTCATCTCCTTTAGGTCCTTGTATTCCCTGCTCACCTTGTGGGCCTTGCTCACCAGTATCTCCCTTAGGACCAGTTGCGCCAGCAGGACCAACATCACCTGTATCGCCTTTAGGTCCAGCAGGTCCTTGTGGTCCAGGGTCACCCTTATCTCCCTTATCACCTTTAATAGCACCAGCACCTTCAAGTGATACCTTTGTATATGCTTCTGAAACGGCAACTGCTTGTGCAAATGCTTGTTCAGGTTTCATTGCCATTTACATCACCTCCTCTTATAACCAATTCCATGTATTATCAGATTTACGATAGGCCATTTCACCGCTTGCTGTCATAGCATCACTACCAAAAGCAATCTTCACTCCTTTTGGTAATCCTATAACATCTACATCAGACATATCGTCTGTGACTTCTGTCTTAGTATCTGCAAATAGACTAACATCGGCTGTCCCATCAGCGTTCATACTAAAACTCTTACATTTAATCATTTACTTATCCTCCTCTTTTATTGTTTTGCTAAATACTCTCTTAATGTTTTCTTGGCATTGGTCAAATCTTCTATATCTTTATATCCTGTTGCTGAACAATAAGCCATTTCAAAATCAATAAATGCTAACATACAATTTATAAATATGGTATTGAGCTCCTTTTGTTCACGAAAATTATCATTTCCTTCATGTAACCGGTTATCAATATCTTTAAATTTTAGGTCATGTTCATCTACCCTTTTCTCTACTACCTGTACACGGGCTTCAAGTGTATCGTGTGGTTTAGCTAAGAATGTTTTAAGTGCATATACCATAATTACAACATTACCAATAGCTAAAAACATTTGAAGGTATGGCAATAATTGTAGCATGTCTTACTCCTCCTTACTTACTTCTGGAATGGAAACTTCTTTTCTTTACTGTTATCGTCCTCGTTATCGGCTTCTTCTTTGTTTTGTCCATTTTTTGGTACTTGGTTGTTAAAGGTTCTTTGTTTGTTGTTTTGCCCGAACTGGTTTCCGCCAAAGTTTTGTCCTCCCATCATCATTTCCTGTTCCATGCTATTTGTGCTTTCCTGCCCTATTTTATCAAGTGCCTCTCTAGCTTGTCTCTCAGTTTCCCCAAAATACCATTGTCTAAGTTCAAGCTTTGACATAAGGCCCTGCTGCATAAGTGACATTCTCTTATTAAGTTCCTCATTTACATCTACCAGGATACTGTCATCCCATTCGAAGTTTACATCATATTCCCCAGGAGGAGTAATTTCATACAAATCACAAAGAGCATTAGATGCATAAATAACATCTCTCAATGCATTTTCCAATGCCTGTTGTATATCCTGGTTTGCCTGGAAACTTCTCTGTTTTAATATCTTTAGTTCTGTTGCTGTTCTTGCTTCCTGACTGGCATCTGATATAGTGCCTCTTGAAAGTCCTGTGACATCCTCTATTCTCATGAGGATTGTATTAAGACCCTGTACATAATTAGCATCTCTAAGACTAGGAGCAAATGGCTCAAACAACTCACCTTCATTAGGGTTAATATCAACCTGTCTGTACAGTCTTTGCTGACTTTTACCAAGTTTACTCTTGCCCTTATTAGGGTCAGTTGTATCATCTGCCATCCATGTAAATGCATCTCTATCTACATTCAGTGCCATTTCACCCGCTTCATATTCCCATAAAAGTCTACTGTACTGCATATCAGCATCTTTAATAAGTGAAATTGCTCTTGCATATCCTGAAACGCCAAGCGGACTTGTCATATCAATTGTGTTTGCATCTGGCATTTTAAAATATGCAAACAATGGCTTTGCTACATCACCTATTTGAATTTCTGGTTGTAATGTTGACCATTCTGGAACTTCTGTTAATGGTACTTCCTTACCAAAATCTCCATCTGTATCATTTGCTACTGAAGCAGTATTGCTACTCCTATACACCTTGTTGATAATAGTAAGTTTATTATTTTCCCACTTATGATATTCAAGTCTTCTATATACATACTGCTTGTCTACTTTAGGTTGTACAAATGCTGCCTCTGTTATATTTCCATTTGCATCAAAAGCAAGTGGATAAAAACAGTCAGCACGAATAAAGTCATACTCAATGCTGGGTACAACTCTCGGTCCTTTCTTTACTGACTGTTCTTTTTGCTCTTCTGTATTTTGTTCCTGTCCAGGCTGTGCCTCGTCCTGTGCTTTCCTACCAGGAAATGCCGTCTTATCAACTGCTTCGTTCTTTAACTGTTCATCAGTCTTCTTAGGCTCTTCCTGTCCTGCAGTTTCAACACCCTCATTATCTTCCTCATTCTCTATTGTCATTTCTGTGTAATAAGGTTTGATAATAAGTCCACCTAAGGCAATACCATATTCAAGCTGTTTTCTTAACTGTTTCTTCAGTTTGTCGTACTGTTTATTAAGAAACTCAGCTCTTGCAGTATCTGTCTTTGGTTGTTCTTTTTCTATGGTAGGACTTACCATTATTGGTATTTCCTCTCCCCACTCATTTATCATTGTATCTGGTGGGTCTTTATAATCGGGGTTAGGAACTTCTACGTCCTCCATAGGTGTAGTAATTTCTGACTTAAACTCAATCAGTGCTGTCCTTGCTTTTTCACTTGCTATCATTGCCGGTAGTCCAAGTGATACAATTCTCACAGGGTCTTCATCAGTTGGTTCATGAAGCCATGATGCCTTGTTTTTATACATCGTATTCCACAAGTTAATGGCTTTCTCCATCTCAGATGATATAGCTACTGTGACATTGAGTTTATTTTCAACAGTATTTGCTCCTAACATCTTAGATAATCCTTTCTGTATTTTTGCTAAAATACTTTGCCATAAGGACATTATAATATCCTCCATTTATCAGCGTTTTTACCCATTATTCTGTTCCTTATGTATATTTTACTATAAACAACAGAATAATGGGAATTAAGCCGGTTACCAACACAAATTTCTTATGATTTGCTTCCTTTTACCCATTTGCCACCCACAAGAGTATATCCTTTTCTACGAAGTTCTGCTGAAATCTTTGCTTTTTCGCTTCCTGTTGCTTCTGCATAAGCGCTTCTAAGACCAGATACTGTTGTAGGAATGCCACCTCGTGCTTTAACATTTACTTCTTCTACATCCTGAGCAATCATTCCTTTACGCGTGTTGTTAAGACTATTCCAATCAGTACCATATCTACGCTGAGCTTCTTTTTGATATGTAGCCATTCTATTATCAGTGACTGCATTAGAAGAAGTTTGTGTCTTTTGAGCTCTAGGAGTTGTTACTTTAGATGTACCTTTTTCAATATCGTTAGAGGATACATAATAAAGTTTTCCATCTTCTCCACGGAATTTATGCCAAGTTCCAATCATGTCATTTCCCTGCTCTGAGCCAATATAAGTTCCATTAACTTTCTTTTCTCCACGCAGTTTAACAGAATAAGTAGAACCTTCCGCATAAGGATTAGGAGTTGAACTTGCCTGTGACTTTGTATTTCTACCATTTATGTAGTCCTGAGCTTCCTGCTCTGTCTTAAAATACTGGTTAGCACCTTTTTCTCCTTTTGCAGGGTGTACTTCATAATTATACTCTTCATTGCCATGAAATGCCGGTTTAATTCCATTTGGATGGTGAGTTATTGTTTGTCCATTATAATCATAAGCTGTATTTGAACTTTCCTGTCCTTTTAAAGTTCCTCTTTCCATGTCACTGTGTGCTAGTGCGGCCGCTTCTTCGTAAGTTCTACCATCTTTCATTAACTGATTAGCAGTAGCTCTTGCTGCATCGTTATTATTAACTTCCTGTGCTATATCACGTATTGATTTTCCTTTTGACTGTGCATAGGATTCAGGAGTAGCCTTTGAACTTGCCTGCTCCTGTTTCTCTGCCTGGTATAATCCTGCAATAGCTGCTATTGTTTTTGCTTCTTTCTCATCTTTAGCAGCTTGTTTATTCTTTGCAACTATATCATCAGCATTCCTTTGAAACTCCGGGTCACTAGAATCTTTATATCCAGCATTTTTAGCAATTTCATCCCACTCTCTTTTAGTTTTGAAGCGGTCGTTGACTTGTTCCTGGAAACTATTTAACTTCTTTCCTTCTGCCTTTCTACTTTCCTGTTCACTTACCGCTTTCCTAGCCTCGTCTTTATTCATACCTTCATTTACAAGGCTATTTGCTTCATTAGCTTTTTGTCTTGCCTGTTGTTTAGTTTCTTCACGATTAGCTTCAATATTGCCTTTTTGCTTTTCGTATGCAGCATCAAATTTTTCTTTTGCTTGTAACCATTCAGGATTTTCTTTCTCAGCTCTTTCAGCTTTTCTTGCCTGTACATCCGGGTTATTAGCATTTCTTTCTCTAAGACGTTTTAAATTAGCATCCCTTGCATCTTCCCCGACAGTAATTTTATTACCATCTTTGTCAGTTATATAATTCTGCTTTGACTCAACTTTCTTACCCTTTACATCCTTAGCAGTACCTTTTCCTTCTACCTGCTTTCCTTTGCTTGCATCACTTCCTCTAGTATTAGAGTTCATTTCATGTGCTACTTCTTCGTAAGCATCGTCAAGACTGCTAAATGACATTGGTTCGCCGTCCGCATTTTTAATGGTATGTCTATTTCCTGGTTTACCAATTTCTGCATTCCAGAATTTATTGGAACCAACAGTTTCTTGAGTCACTCTAACATCTTGTCCATTTATCTTACCTTCGTACCAGGTTTCATTTGAATCTGAATCATGATTTCTATTAAGCGCCTTTTTAACTCCTTCAGCACTGAAACGCTTTTTCCACCTAGCTCCTTTTGTCCTTGGTTCCTCTCCACCCCTTATACTGTAATGTCCGTATATAGGGATGTGGACACCATTTTTAGTAATCCAGCCTTTTATTTCACCTTTACCTTTAGCCATTTATTACACTCCTTTCTATAAAGAAAAAACGAATTATCTACTCACTACCTTAAGTATATAACATTTTTCCGTTTATATACATAAACGTTTTTCCGTTTTATTTCTTACGTCTTTTCTTGTTGGCTTGAATAGCACGTCCTTGTCTTGCTGCCTTTGCTTTAGCACCTTTACCATAATAGGTTTTTCCTTTGCTTCCGTATTTATATGTATTTATATCCACCTGATTTAGTTCTTCTTACTGGCATTAGTAACTCCTTCTCGTATTATGCTTATCCATATGAAAAATGTAATTAACTATTCTTTCTATAGCATCTAATGTATTACTTGGTTCCATATAACATGAACAATGTTTGCAATCGTGGATACAATCATTTATTGCTCGTCTTTGTACGCACTCTTTTATTTTATCAAGTACATATACCATTTCTGTTGTTGTCATTTTATCTCACCTCAATCTATGACTTGATTTTATTGATATTCGAGCAGGGTCAAATACTGCATAAAATGTCTGTTTTAACCACTCATCTTGCGTATCATTGGTAAATATGACAGAATCATTTCCTTGTGCTTTTGCCTGCTCTATATATTTACGCTCCTTCACAGGATCACCAAACTCTTTTTGTGGCATCTTAACCCTCATAGGATTTTGTATATCAAGATTTACCTCATACAAATATTTGCCCTTACCGCTTTTTTCATTCTTTACATATGCCTCCTCTTCGGCATAATCTTTATCATCAGCAAAGAATATAGCTCCATTACTTTCTCTACCCTCAATATTAAATTCTCTAATATCTGGTGTATCAGTACCGTGATATAAAGATGTTTTTACAACACTAGGCGTTTTATCTGCTATAATACCTGCACCAAAGACCTCATTTCCATTTTCATCAGCATAGATTGGAAAGTGTTTACCTTGTACCGTTACCCATCGAATTATTTCACGCTCGCTCATTGTTTTTGTCCTTTCAAATTAACAATTTCCACCCACTCTTTCTTTCCTCTATACATTTCCCAAGTCATTATAGCATCATAGCCGTCTTTCATAATCGCATTGGAGAGTGCTTTCTTTTTCTTACCACCATACATATCACTAAGGTCTTTCTTCCACCCTTTAGAATCAGTGCTTTTATGCTCTAACACTAATGGCTTTTTAAAATGTATTGTCCCATACTCATAATTAGGCTGGTCTATCTTGTTTTGACCTTGCAATGTATCCATGCTCATGTACTCGCCTGCTGGCTCTATATCTTGACCAAAGTCCATACCTTTAATCTTTTGTGTATTGTTCTTGATATGTACATAGGTCATTGTGATACTACCATCAGCATTTTGTTTATTGATTTCTTCTCCAACACCGAACACTTCGTTCCCATTCTCATCTTTAACAATAGGAAAATGCTTACCGTTCACTGTAACCCATCGAATGATATTAGACTCGTCCATTATGCGTTTCCTTTCCTCTTCCAATAGTCCTCTAGGCTATATCTTGCGGCATCGATACAATGATTATTTTCATCTGGAAATGCGCTTATAAAATTTCCATCCTTGTCCTGTTCATATTCATACTCTGTAAACTCTTTCCAAGTATTAGGACATTCTCTTCTATCAATGTATATATGATTAAGTCCCTGAAACCATCTTATTGAATACCTTACGCTATCAGGTCCTTTATCTGCTCCTCTTACAAAACTTCCAAATGCTTTAAAGTCCGCAATACTTTTTGGCTCTGCACTATCACACGTCATTAGTTCGTCTTTTTTTAACAGCTTTTCTTCTTCGTACAAATAATCGAATATTTCCTTGTTTCTTTTTTGGTGTAAATAGGCTTCCTTGAAAATATACACATCATGATGATTTCTATCATAATGTAATTTAACATAAGCTGTCGGGTCTATTGCGAATCCCCAGTCAAGCCCATTATGTATATTATCAAATGTTTTAAGAAGTGGAGTTGTATAAATAACATTTCCTTGTGCATCTAATACATCATGTGGCTGGTTCATATCCAATTCTGCCACATTAGGAAATACGTCTCCACCTGTACCTACTGCCACTCCCATGTACTCATGTTCATACGCTCTAGGATTTTTACGTTTTAAGTCCTCTGCTTCGTATAAAAACTCTTCTCCTAGCCAGTCCTGTGGTACTTGAGTATAATTCGTTCTAAATACAATGCTTCTACCATCTGTACTGTTAAACTCTAAGTCATCTGCGTATTCGTTTGCCCAGTTGTTTTTACTAATAGGTGGGTTAAATGTTCTAATATCCCAAAACATATCTCCACCTCTCTTTGTGGACTGTGTTACTTTACGAAGTGACTCTGGTCCACTAAACTGGTCCAACTCCTCAAACCATGTAATTCCTATGTATCCAAATGGAAGTTTGATAGATTTAACTTTCATAGGGTCATCCAGTCCCATGAATATTATCTGCTGTCCTGTTGGTAGATACACAATAGGAGTTGAATAGTTTTTTGGTATTTTAAATAAACTATCCAACCCCAATTTATATATTGCCCATGTTACCTGAGCAAATATGGATTTCTGTATTGTATTGCCTACTTGCCTGAAACATACTGCATGGATATTTGGATATTTCATTATTAGCAGAGGTATTGCAATACTGGCAAAAGAAGATTTCAAACTTCCTCTGCCTCCTGGCAATACATAATTGCTATGCTTATGTCTCATTACATCAAAGAAAAGAGATTTATAGACTGGAGCTATAATATCTTTCATTTTGATTTCTACTCTTGGCTGTACATCTAACTTCATTTCTTAAGCTCCGTCCATGTTTTTTGTCCTACTATTCCATCAATAGTAAGTCCTTTTTTCTGTTGATATGCTTTTACTACATAGTCTGTCTGTCCGCCAAACTGTCCATCACAATCAAGTTTATAGCCATGTTCTACAAGTAACTTTTGAAGTAGATATACTCCTCCACCATCTGCACCTTGTCGTACGGTTCTAAGTTTATCTGGTGAATAGTTCTTGAGCACTTCATAATCCCATAACCATAACTTATACTTCTTTATAGGATTCATAAGTGTTCTTGTATAATCAGGAGCAGTAGCATAACCGTCTTTCTTTACATTTACACATGCTTCCTCATAGTCCTGGCAGTTCCTTAAATTCTCATAGCATTTCATACGATTGAACATAGCACTATGGTCATTTACACTTTCCAACCATGTAGGATACTTTCTAAAGTCCGCCAATATCCTTGTTTTCACGCCATTATAATATTCTGTTGTCCACATTTTTACGAATTGTCCCTGATAATTTCCCTTAATACCAAAAAGATTATTCGCCTTTGTTGTTAACCCTGAGTTACCTTTGTTACTTTCAATCAGTGCCTGTGCTGCAGTAAGAGAAGCAAGTATTCCGCTTGTTTGCATATCTTTTATTGCATACTTCTTAAAATCATTTAAAAAAGACTCTGTTGTATAGCTCATGCCTTTTCTCCTCCAATACCAAGTGCATAGTTGATATCCAAGTTAGTTTCGAGCAAGTGTCTCATTTGCTCAAGCACTTCGTCTACCAGTGTGCTAAACATTTCAAATGATATTAGCTTTGCTACATCAGGAAACTTAGATAAGAATAAATCATATACATATCTTAACTTCAGCTGCCCTGTTCCTCCACCAAACTCTGCCTCTGCCTCAAGTACAGCATATAATAACCATTCTTTTACCTTTGCTATCTGTTCCTCTGTTGGCATATTTACAAACTTTTTAACGTAAATAAACACTGCTACCATGGCACATACCAATACTACCAATAAACTCCAGTTATCAATTATCCACTTCATACTCATTTACCTCGCTTTCTTTACTTTACCTTTATTCTGTTCCTTTTCCTTCATTTTCTTCTTCCACTTATTAAGCATTTCTTTAGGAAAGTAGTCACCATCGTGTATTATATTTTTCTTCATATCATTTCTCCTTATAAAATTCATTACATAACATTCGTGACATAAGTGCGGCATTTTTACCGTTCCAAAATACATCTGCAAATGACTCCGCCATCATTTCAAATATACTGTAGCTTGCGTATCTACTTATACTTACTCCTGAGGCACCTTTTCCAGGGTCTGCTAATCCTTGCAATGATAAATTTGGTTTCTTTCCCCAAGCTTTTTTGATAGCCTCATTATTTTGAATCTTATCCTGAATTGGTTTTACCTTCTTATAAAATTCTACATATAAAGGTTCATTTCCGGTCATTTCATTTTTATAACCACCTAAATAAGAATATACAGCATTATAATCCTTATCAGTACCTTTTAACTTTTCATTGGTAGTTTGCATCCAATGAAAAAATTCCATATGACCTACTTCATGTGTA